TTTCATTTCGAACAGTCGTGTGGAAAGTAACTTCATTTGTGATTTGTTGTGGCTGTGGTTGAGGTTTCTGTTCTTTCTCTCTTACATAATGTGTCGAAAGAGTTGTTCCTGCTAGTTCAGGAAGACCTTGCAGTATCCCAGGACTATACAAAGGACTGATATCTTCCCTAACAAACATACCAAAACTACTCACGGTTTCTGGGACTAAAGATCGCGGTGCGACTAAACTACGCGAAGGAGCTGTACCTGTACCTATCCCGAAACTCGCAGGTCCAACTTCTTTTTTCTCTACTGTCATCGTTTTCGGAAGGATACTCCAACTATTCCACCATCTTTTCACTTTATCCCAAGCACTAAGAATGTTTCCTGAACTCGTATCCACTTGATCTTCTAAGTCTTGATAAGAATGTTTTAATGTATCTATACCTTCTCTTTTTGTCGCTTCGGCTTTGCTTTTCACTTCTCTATATTCTTTGTTCGCTTCGTCAATCATTTTGTTCGCTGTTCCTTCGGCGGCGCTTCCTAATTCTCGTTTCATTTCTTCAGCCGCTCGGACTCTGTCATCGCGAGTTTTTTTTGCTTTATCAATCACTTCATTCTTTTCTTTTTCCATCTTTGTAACAGCGTCACTCAGCATTTCAGCAGTAACTCTTTCTTTGCTATTTTTTAAGTTATTCATAATAACTTCTTGTTCCGTTTTATTTTTCGTTAGCGCCGAAATAGCTTGTTGGTCAGCGACTTCTCGTAATCCTTGGATTTGTTTGTTTTCGTCAGCTGTCAAAGCACGTTTTTCTTCCTTCGCTGCATTCCAAATTTCGACGATTTTATCATTAGCAGCTTGCGTTTTTGCTTTTTCCATTTCGTAATGATCTGTATACATCTTTGATATATGAGCTTGTTCTTCCGCAGTTATTGTTTTCATTCCCGTGAAAGCTTCTTGTGTTTTTTGAATTTCAGCGTTCTTCTTTTCTTCGAATGTATTAACAACTTGATTTTTCATATCCTCATATTTTTGAATAATAGGAGGAAGATTCTCATCCGTAATCACTTGTTGTTGTGCGAACATTTCCATAGCGACAGTACCGACTTGTTGAGACATTTCCATATAAGAACCAACGACTTTCTTCGTACTCTGGGAGATTTTATCCACACTCTGCACTGTTCCATCAGCAGCTATATTTACGCGATTTTTAAATAAATCTACAGCTGGTATCGCCTCTTCATTTAAAGCAGTGTATATAGCGTATCCTGCTGCTCCAATCGCTGCTGCTCCCGCTAACCAAGGAGCAATTGCGAAAGCTGCAGTTCCTAACGCCGCTCCTAGACCACCTGTAGCAACTCCTGCCGCACCAACGCCTGCTGTTGTCAAACCTAACGCTGCACCTAAACCTCCTAAAGACGTCACAAGTCCTCCTATAGTCGTTATGATCGGCCCCAAAATCATGAGTATTGGACCTAAGACCACAGCTAAACTTCCAATTATGGCTATCGTTTTTTTAGCTTCAGGAGAAAGTCCAGAGAAAGCATTAGATAAAGCTTCGACGGCTGATTTTACAATCGGCAAAACTTGTTCTGCTACATCCAAGAAAACTTCCCCTAAAGGTTCCAACGCTTTCTGCATTTCACGGTAAAGAGATAGTGCTTTCTTTCCAAATGCTTCCTCTTGCGTCATGACAAGGTCTTTCATTTTTCCATCTGTTCGTTCTAATTCGTCATTTGTATCTGTTAAACTGTAAACAACTTTGTTTCCTAAATCTTCAAATTTCACGCCGAATATAGAAACACCAAGTTGTGTAGCTTTCACTTGATCGTCCATTCCTTTTAGTTCACCGATAACAGCTTTAAATACGTCAGCAGCCGGACGTTTTCCAGCTTCAAACTCTTTCCAAAGATTTTGTGTTCCTTTTGACATTTGTCCCATCGCGTCAGATACACCTTTAGAACCATCTTGCACACGGATACCGAATTCTTTCACTAAATCATTGACATAATCTAGATTGTAAGCTCCTGCATCTAATCCATTCTTTAAAATAGATAACATTTCACCAGAAGTGAAACCAGCTTGCTTGAATAATGGCGTATATTCAGCTAAGTTGTCCGTAAACTCTCCCGATACATCCAAACCAGCTTGTAAACCAGCCGTTATGATATCTAAAGCTTTATCCCCACTAACTCCATATTGCGTCATGAGAGCTGAAGCGCCTCGAGTTGTTTCATTTAAATCTACATCAAAAGTTTCTGATAATGCCATAACGCCCTCTGGAACGCTTTGTAAATCTTCAAGCGGCACTTGCTTCATGTTTTGCCACACTCGCATCACAGCGTCATCTACCTGGCGTAAATGATCACCCCAACCATGTATAAATACTTCTTCAGCTACTTTACCCACATTCTCAGCACCTTTAGCGGTTAAACCTAAAGATGATTGAATTTGCTTTTGTGAAGTATCGAAATCACTAGCCCACTTACCAGTAACACCCATAACACCAACTAAAGCAGGTGTAACAGTGCTGGCTAGGTTAGAACCGATTTCCTTCGTCTTATCGCCAACTTCTTTTAATTTACTACCTGTTCGTTCAGCAACGTTTGCTTGTTCTCTTAAAGATGTACTTGTTTGTTCAACTTCATTTTTTAATCGCATTTCAGCAGTTCTAGCTTCATTTAACTTTGTTTCTAATTTGTTAACTTCGTTTGAGTTTGCGCCATATGCTGTTTTAGCCTGTTCTAATTGTTGCTCTAAATTGTGGACCGAACGCGCAGATAATTCTAACTGTTCTCCTAAATGACGTTGTTGCATTTGTAATTTTTCTGAAGCTGATAAGCTATCACCTAAAGCAACTCGTTCTTGTTCTAAAGATGATTTTAATTTATTGCTTTCAGTCACCAATTTCGCTTCAGCTTGTTGCAATTCGTTTAATTTCTGTTTTGACTTACCTACTTCACTATTTCTTTCTGCTTCAGCTTGCCGTGCACGATCTAACGCTTGTGTCGTTAATTGAATCTTATTTGACATTCCAGCTTCAGCAATTTGAGCTTTTCTCATCGCTTCTTCGAGATTTTTTACTTCAGTAGAGTTTTCTCCCCACACTTGCTTTGCTCTTTGTAATTGTTGTGCCGTTTCTTGTGTCTTCCTTTTAGCTAGTTCATATTGTTTCTCAAGTGTGGATAACGAAGCTACATGTTTATCGACTTCTGATCCAGTCAACTTCATTTGTGTTTGTGTCAACTTTAATTCTTGATTCAAGGCTCTATTTTCGCGGTTCATATCGTTCATATTCTTTTTATAATCCGCTGTATCAGCCCTAAACTTTATTACTGTTTCTTTTGAAGGAGTAGCCATTTATTTTCCACTCTCCTTTTCCTGGATATGGGCTTTCCATCCTTCGTAAGCACTTTTGTTTTCCGCTATTCTTTGAACGTCACGTAAAGGTAAATGCCAGAACGTTTTTTCCGGGATTTCAAAAATAAATACATAGAGACTATATAAATCAACTACGCACTCTATTTCGAATGTCGGAAGCGCTAAGCCTTTTTTCCCGCTTTTTGTTGGAAACCTTTTGCCATGTTGTTTTTATCTTTTTGCTTTTTTAATACAGACCCAAAGATTTTGAACGCTTCTGTCATATCGACTTCATATTTTTTCATAAATGATTCGAAATCCATGTAATCAGAAACGGTTGCTTGACGATACGCTGCATACACAACGCAGAATGTATCTAACAAATTAACGTTCCCTGCATCACCCCTTGTATCTAATAAAGTACTTAAAAACGATTTTCCAATAATGCCCTCTTTTTCTAGATTAAACAGCGTCCACGCAGTTAAATTAGGGTTAATTTTTACCACTTCGCCATCGGTTAATATAATTTCGTTCGTCATTATAAATCTCTCCTTTTAGACAAAATGAAAAAGCGCCAACGAGAGCGCCCTGCGTATTTTTATTTTGGTGTAACCTTACGTAGTTCAGCAGGATTGAATGTAGTTAACCATTTTTTTTGAACGTCTGCTGGCAAGTTCATACCTTCATAGTAGAATTCACCATAAGCGTCAGGTAAAGCTGTAATTTCCACTTCAAATTCTGCTAACTCGTCTGCTCCATTTTCGATACTCTTAACAAATCCAGTAGCGGCAGAGCAATTAGGGAACGCGATTAAACGGTTATTATCTTCGAATGTATCGTATTCTTCAGCGACGAATGAGAAGTCTTCCCCCACACTTTTCATGCCATACGAGTATACATCATTGATTAAACCTTCGTTTTTAAGACCAAAAATTTTACGGGCCACTTTTAAATCCATGTGTCCTGAGATTTTAACAGTTAATCGTGTTGGTTTCGCTTTTTTCTTTTTCGTTACACCACCGCAAATTTTTGAGATTGTTTTGATTTCCGTTTCTGCATCTAATTTACCGATACATCCGAAAGGGCTTGTTACTGATTCACCTTTAAAAAGTAAACTTGCGTTTTTAATCTCGACGGCGTCAAACACGTCAATCGTAGTTGTAGGCATTTAATTTCCTCCTAATATCTTATTTATTTCTTCTATTAAGGCTTTATTAAGCTCTTCAACAGATTTGTTTGTTTCTTTATCTACACCGCGTTCCATAAATCTTTCAGGATCATTCCCCTTACTTTTACCAACACCCAAATCAGGAAACACTAGATACGCGTATTTGGCTTTAGGTTTTAAAGTTACAGTTAGATTTTCTTTTAAAGTTCCTTGAATCGATTTAGATAGTTTGGCATGTGGTTTCTTTCTATCTGAAATAGGGATGAATCCCAGGATAGATTTTTGCATACTAGGTGAAATCTTCTTTTTCAAGTTTTCATTTATTATCTTTTCTGCAACGTTTGGTAATCGCTCAATGTTTCTTTGATACGCTTCAAATTGCGCCGAATCAACGCTAAACTTAGCAGACAAGTTTGATATTCCTCGTCAATTTAAAAGTGAGTACATCCACAAAGAATTCAGTGTCTTTCTTTTTCATTCTGTCTTTGAGCGACTTATTGCAAGTGTGGCCAGTTTTAGAAAGGCTGCCCATGAATTCTAATTGCAGAATGTCCAAGTCTTCTCTATTTTCCGAGAAGAAATAAACAGTAACTTCCTGGGTGTAATTTGTAGCACCTGTCCTTTCGAATCCGCCAGTCTCAAACACCACAT